TATCAATGGTCAAGTAGCCGCAGCTAATGCTAAGATAAAGTTGCAGTGGCAAGGTGCTGCCAACTCTGAGATTGTTACATTTGGTTCTGGATCATTTGATTATGATTTCCAAAGTATGGGCGATGGAGCAACAATTCCAAATCCAGAAACTAGTTCAAATGGTCAAATTCTCATATCAACAGCAAACTTAGGCGCTGGTGAACTGATAACAATCTTCATAGATTTAAAGAAGAGTGGTGAAGATTATGATCAAGGCCAGGCAGCAGATCCGTACGCATTCAACAGAAGACCACTATGATGAAAAATATCGTTCAACTAATTAGAGAACATAAGTTTATAGAAGCAGAAGAACAGATCGATAATACTGTTCCATTAATTATGGAAAAGAAACTTTTGGAAATAAAAAAAGCTGTTGCTGCTAAGATGTGCGAACAGATGAAATCCGCTTCTCAGAAAATGAGAGGAGAACTTACTGAGGATGAAATTGAAGAATCAATTGATCCTACAGAAATACACAATGGTCCAGCACCAACAGGACAAAGAGTTAATAGCGCAGACAAAGGCGATAAGCAACCACCTAATACTACAGTCGTTCCAAAAAATAATCTAAAAGAAGATGAAGAAGAACTAGATGAAGCCCGCGTTAATATAGTTAAAGCTAGAATTCGTGGTGGTAAAGTTCAACGCCGTAAGAAAGTTTCCAATGTTCCTGGTATGACTCTTCGTGGTGGTCAATTAAAGCGTATGTCAGCAGCCGAACGTCGTCGTAGAAAATTAGGTGCCCGTAAAGGCAAAGCAAAGCGTAAAGCAAAACTTTCCAGATCATTAATGAAGCGTAAGCGTTCATTACAAAGAAGAAAATCATTAGGACTATAAAAAATGAAACTCATTAAAGAAGAAGTTTTAAACGTTCAGTATCTTACCGAAGTAGTAAACGGTAAAAAAGAATGCTTTATCGAAGGCATTTTCATGCAGGCTGAAAAACAGAATAGAAATGGTCGTGTGTATCCGCGTCATATTCTTAGTAAAGAAGTTGAAAGATACAATCAAAATTATGTAGCAAAGAACCGTGCTTTTGGTGAGCTTGGACATCCAGATTCACCAACAATTAATTTGGATCGTGTGTCTCACATGATTACAAGTCTTAAACCAGATGGAAACAATTTCATCGGTAAAGCCAAAATCTTAGATACTCCTAATGGTAAAATTGTGAAAAGTTTATTAGATGGCGGAGCAAGTCTAGGTGTGTCAACAAGAGGCGTAGGGTCTCTTAAACCATCCAATGGCTATCAACAAGTTCAGGACGATTTTCATTTGGCTACAGCGGCCGATATCGTTGCTGATCCCTCAGCTCCAGACGCATTTGTTCAAGGTATTATGGAAAATGCAGAATGGATTCTAACTAATGAAGGTTGGAAAGCAGTTCATCAAGAACGTGCTAGAAGAATGCTAAAAGAAGCTTCTAGTGCCGATATTGAAGGAATTGCCTTGAAAATCTTTGAAAACTACATCTCAAAACTTTAAATAATATAAATAAAAGAAATAAAGGAGTAATCTAATATGGCAAAGTCATTAACTGAAGCAGCAAGAGCTGTCCTTATGAAGGAAGAAACAGCACTAGCAGCTACATTAAAGCCAGGCTCAAAGTCAGTAGACCCAGCACAAACACTTGGTTCTGCTACTAAGCTTGCTGATCCAGTTGTTCAACCAAACGGCGCTGATGGTTCAAATCTAGGTGCTGCGGCTGCTGCTGGTATTAAAACAGACACATCTATCAAGAAAGCAACAAAGCCTGAACCAATGAAGAAGAAGGCTGAAGTAATGGAAGAAGATGTTGAGGAAACATCCGAAGTTGTTGCTGAACAAACCGCTGAAGAAATCAACGAAGATGAAGTTGAACTATCAGAAGAACTAGAATCATTTATTGATCAGTGCCTTGAAGAAGGTATGGACGAAGATCAAATTGCAGCAGCAATCGAAGAAAACTTTGAATTTGTAACTGAAGAATCAGAAACAGAATCAGAAGAAAATGTAATGGAAAATTACGAAGTAGACATGTCTGAACATGTTAACGCTCTTCTAGCTGGCGAAGAACTATCAGACGAGTTCCGTGCTAAGGCTACAGCTATCTTTGAAGCCGCTGTTAAGCAGAAGGTCGCAGAAGAAATTGCCGTTCTTGAAGAAGCTTTCGCAGCCACACTTGAAGAAGAAGTTGGCCGTATCGAAGAAGAACTTTCAACAAACGTTGATGACTATCTTAACTACGTTGTTGAACAGTGGACAGCAGAAAACGAAGTTGCTATTGAAGCAAGTCTTCGTTCTGAACTAACCGAAGAATTTATCTCTGGTCTTCGTAACCTATTCGTTGAACACTACATTGATATTCCTGAAGAAGCAGTATCAGTTGTAGAAGAAATGGGTAACAAGGTTGCCGAACTAGAAGAAAAACTAAATGAGGAAATTGAGCGTAGTGTTGCTCTAAGCAAGATGCTCAACGAATCAAAGTCTAATGAAATTTTACTTAATGCTTGTGATGGATTGACAGATACACAGGCAGAGAAGTTAAAATCTCTTGCTGAAGGAATTGAGTACGCTGATGCTAACGAATATGCTCAGAAGGTTTCTATTCTTAAGGAAAACTATTTCTCAACATCAGTTAAGTCTGATAATGTTCTAGATTCTGCTGAATCATCAACAGATGGTAAAGGTATGATCTCTGAAGAACTACAAGGACCAATGGCTGCTTATGTTAGATCACTTGGCAAAACACAGCTAAGATAAACAAATTATAAATATTAAAAAGTAAGACTTTAAAGGAGAATACTAAAATGTATCTTACAGAACAATTAGAACAGAAGTGGGCACCAGTGCTTGACCACGCCGGCGCAAATCCAATTAAGGATTCATATCGTCGCGCAGTTACAGCACTTGTCCTTGAGAACCAGGAAAAGGCAATGGCAGAAGAAGGCCGTATGCTTAACGAAGTTACCAACTCTGTTGGTACAGGTGGTTACGGCGGCGGCGCTTCTGCTGCTGGTCCAGTAGCTGGTTACGATCCAATCCTAATCAGCTTGGTTCGTCGCGCTCTTCCAAACCTAATGGCTTATGACATTGCTGGCGTTCAGCCAATGACAGGTCCAACAGGACTAATCTTTGCTATGCGCTCACGCCGTGGTAGTGATCGTTCAACAAACGAAACATTCTTTGATGAAGTTCTAACAAGCTTCACTTCACAGAATGCAGCTGGCAATCTAACAGGTGTTGGTTCACACACTGGTTCAAACCCAGTTTCTAACACAGCAGACTCAACAGTTTATACAACTGGTAAGGGTATGACAACATCACAGGCTGAAGCTCTAGGTGATTCTGCACCAAACGCTTTTGCTGAAATGAACTTCTCCATTGAAAAGGTAACTGTAACTGCTCGTAGCCGTGCGCTAAAGGCAGAGTACACAATGGAACTTGCTCAGGATCTTAAGGCTGTTCACGGTCTAGACGCTGAGACAGAACTAGCAAATATTCTTTCAACAGAAATTCTCGCTGAAATCAACCGCGAAGTTGTAAGAACTGTTTACCGTTCAGCCGTTGTTGGCGCTCAGTACGGTGTAACAACCGCTGGTACATTCGACCTTGACACAGACTCAAACGGCCGTTGGTCAGTTGAAAAGTTCAAGGGTCTTGTATTCCAGATTGAACGTGAATGTAACGCAATCTCAAAGGCAACAAGACGTGGTAAGGGTAATATCCTTATCGTTTCTTCAGACGTTGCTTCTGCTCTAGCAATGGCTGGTGTTCTTGACTACACACCTGCTCTAAACGTTAACCTAACAGTTGACGATACTGGCAATACCTTCGCTGGTACAATGCACGGCCGTGTAAAGGTCTACATCGACCCATACTTTGGTGGTTCATCAAACGGTGACGAACTATGTACAGTTGGTTATAAGGGTACTTCACCTTATGATGCTGGTCTATTCTACTGCCCATACGTTCCTCTCCAGATGGTTCGCGCTATCGGTCAGGATACCTTCCAGCCAAAGATCGGCTTCAAGACACGTTACGGAATGGTAGCTAACCCATTTGCTAAGGGACTAGATGCTCTTACAGACTTTAGTGACTCAATTACAGATACAGTACGCTCTAACCAGTACTACCGTATCTTCCGCGTTCGCAATCTTACCTAATAATAAGAAGAGACGCAGTAACAACTTGGGCGGTGGCAACACCGCCCTTTTTGTTTATATAAATATACCAGAGGTACCAAATGACAACAGAATCATTCATCACTAAGACACCAGAAAATACTAGTTTGCTTCAAGCAACTAAGTATACATTCACTGTACCTAATCTTCCATTTGCAAAGTACTTTTGTCAGTCTGTTGTCATGCCCGGCGTATCTACTGGTGCTATTCCTGTTTCTAGTCCATTTTCTGACATTTATCGTCACGGTGTAAAGCTAACATATGAAGAGCTTAGAATTACATTTATTGTAGACGAAGACTTAAGATCGTGGCAAGAAACATATAACTGGTTAAGAGGCGTGGCTCGTCCGACAAAACATGAAGAATATATTAAACATTTCGATTCGAAAGCGTCTCTATACTATGACGGAATCTTAACAATCAATACAAATTCAAACTTGCCTAATGTTCGATTCAAGTTTAAAGATTGTCATCCTACAAGTCTCAGTGGCATTACATTCAATACTTCGGATTCAGCCGACAATACGATCACAGCCGATCTTGGTATTAGATACGATTATTTTGATATCGAACGACTTTAATACTTGACTTTTACCTAAAAACGTAGTATAGTAATATACATTTTTTGTGATGGAGAAGCTATGAAGCCGCCAGTGAATATAGAATTACTCATGGAAGAATGGGTAAAGGATGCAGGATACGATGAGACTGAACCTCAGAAAGCGGTAGCAAATATACCTAAGCTTCATGCCAAGTATCTTCGTATTATGACACATCATAATCTAATCTCCAAGAAACTCACATCGGAATACAATAGCAGACGCAAGATCAAGTGGGAATACTACTCTGGCGATCTGAATAATCCAAAAGACCTTGAGCATTATGGCTTAGAGCCGATGATGAAGAAAGTACTTCGTGCTGATCTACAACATTACCTTGATTCGGATACTGAACTAAATAACATACTATTGAAGAAAGTTATGCATGAAGAGATTGTTGACTTCTGTAAGAACGTTCTAAAAGAACTAAACAACAGAACATGGCAACTCCGCTCATATATGGACTGGGAACGTTTTATTGGTGGACAATGATTGGTTTATAGAAGACTTGCGTAAGTGGATGTCAGAATATTCTATGCCTATAGAAGATTTGGGCGTTACAAAGATTAGTTATGCTAACGGTAAAAAAAATCCATTCTATGGTATGTCTCATACAGACGAGTGGAAAGAAAACGCAAGAAAAAGAATGATAGGTAATAAGAACACGGCAGGCT